CACCTTCTTCATTGAAGGTGATGGAGTCACAATTCAGATTTTTGTGGATACGAGAGAGGATCTTCCCAATCTGCTCAACCAACAGCCCCCTTTCACGACCTGTTAGCGTCATTGCGTGCACCACGAGTATTTGATCTAAAGAGGTTACGGCTGTCTCGCCGTGAAGAAATACAATTTCCTTTGCCAATTGGGTTGGCGTTGTACCGGTCCCGATGAATATTGATTTCATCATGCACAGTACCTCTCGAACGGTAGTGTGAAGACGCTCATGTCTTCCAAGAAGGAGCGGAAGTTAAGTTCTTGGCAGGATTGCTCGAAAGCCTTCAGATCGCGTTCTCCATTGACTCTGCTGATGTTACTTGGGGCGAATTGAGTTTGGATGAGGTTCATCAAATCCATGTTTCGCTTGAACGCTTCTAGTCGTCGAATGCCGGTCTTTTCGTTGAAAACGTTATTGGCCAGATTGTTGAATGCTGTTTTGTGTCGCCCCTTAGTGATGACGATCTCGCCGCTGCGAATACCTTTAACCATATTCACTACGCTGCCATACTCCGCCAGCAGCTCTTTGGCACCGCCATCACCAATTCCACCAACTTGCGAGATGTTGTCAGATTTATCACCCTGTAGCGCTTTCCCTTCCAGAAAAGACATCGGGGATTGGTAGCCAGTGATAGAGGAAAACTGCTCGATGTTAATTTGTTTAGACTTTGCATCCTCACGGAGGCTTACCCAAGTGACCTTCTCATCAACGAGTTGCAACCAGTCCTGATCAGCAGTTAATAGGTAGATATGGTCTATGCTCGGGTCGTTCTTCATTTTGCCTACGAGCATGCCGGCCAGGTCATCGGCTTCTGCATCATCGGCTGTCAACTGAGTAACCCCAAGCTGTGTCATCATGCGGAGTATGTAAGGTTTTTGCTTCGCAAAACCTTCTTTCATAGCGAGCATTTCCGGGTTGTCATCCCGATTGGCTTTATATTCTGGGTAAAATGAACGTCGTTTTTCGCTCCACCCATCCCAGAGAATTATTGGTCTGGAACGCAGGATCGATGCGTAGCGCCTGACATTTTTTATGAATCCGAATATCGCTTGCACTTCCATATCGCCGTTGTGGAGCTTGTCGGTCTTCTGATGGTAGTAGCCTAAGCCATTGCCATCGACAAACAGGTAGTTCATAGGTTTCTCCTTCCCAAAAAGTAAGGCGTCCGAAGACGCCTTCTTTTCATAGCAATGGCGATTACAGACCGCCCAGACCTTCCAGTTCCTTCAGCAATGCATCAGTAGCAGGGTCCACCGCTGGCGTCGCCTCAGTTGCTTTCATTTCAGTCGGTTCTGGAGTTACGGCAGTTGTTACTGTTTCCGCTGGGCGGAACTCGGCTTCTGCCGCTCGTAGGATTTCTTCGTCTACAATGCTCTCCGGTGCCGGGGTTGAAGCAATTGCCACTGCAGCCGAGCCAACAGTGGAGACAGTCTCATGACCAGTCACAGAGCCGAAGCCAGGCAGAGAAGCGAGAGAAGCGCCAGCGGTAGGGGAGGTTGATGCCGCGATCGAAGTAGGAGCAGCGATACCAATTTGACGGCCCATGATACGGCTGGTGGCCAACAGCTTGGTCTCGTCTGCTTGGTTGGCGAAGGCGATCAGATCGTGCTGGGAGTTCCAGAACTTGTCAGGGATATCGCCTTTGAACACCTTGCGTTTTGGAGACACGGAGTATTTGGTATCACGGCCGGAACCAGTACGAGTGATACAGAATGCATAACCTTCAGATTTGCTCAGTGGGTTACCGATTTCATCGGACAGATCTTCGGCCATAACTTTACAGATGTCGTCAAACACAGTTGCTGGCAGTTCGATCAATTGAGTTTTTTCAACGTCAGTGAAATCTTCACGGGCGGACAACATGCCATTCACCATATAGCGGGGAGTGGAGCGCATCTGGCTGATCTTGTCTTCCATCGCCTTGTTGCCTTTGTGTCGCGCTTTCCCTTCCAACACCATTTCACACAGCTGACATGCGCGGCCATGGGTGTGCTGGTCACAGACATACGCGGTCGCTACTTCTTTACCTTCTTCGTTTTGGTACTTTACGTAGTGCATACCAAAAGGCTGATAAAAAATGCCTTCTGCATTTTCTTTGTTTGGGAACAGGCGAAGGTAGTTGTCACCGTCCTTCAGTCGGGTTGTGTCCACGTTGTTGCCGCGTTTTGCAGCTACTTCTCCGCGAGCTTTGTTCAGTAGATTTAGTAATGCTGATGACATGTGTTTCTCCAGTCGTTTTTATATGCCTATGGCGTTTGCGCTGTGGGCGTTATGGTTCTATTACGAACGTATAAATAATAGATCAGTAGTTACTTATTTAAAAGATATATTTATAGGGCGCGAGGGCGTGAAAATCGTTCGGCGCCTAATCGCTCAATCTCGATGATGGCTAGTTTGGAAGCCTGGATAATCATGTCTTTTCGGTGGTTAAAAGCCGACACGGCATGCTTGTATATGTCGGCTTTGTGGCGGGCGTCATCAAGCGCTTGTCGTCTAGCTAGATAGGTAACGCTAGTCTTAACTTTAGCTTCGAGTGTGGACTCATTGAACTTAATCCCGCTCATACTCAAGTCCTTACGAGTAGTGTCATACAATTTAGCCTCAATGGCATCAAGTGATCGCTTTGCTTCCGCAACGTCTTTTTCTGCCTGAGATAGTTTGAAACCATATTGCATCAAGAGGATAGGTTGCTGACGCCAGACTTCTTCGAGGTCTTCTCGTTGAAACATCAAGTCGGCTATGATTTTGTCTAAAACATCATTCATGATAGGTAGGTAGTTAGTTATTTGTTCTGTTAGTTTACCAACTTTTTGATCTTACTGGCAGCACTCGATTTTTTGTTTGCAGGGTTATGGTGTAGCTATTGGAATTAGTTAGATGAAGGGGTAAGATTTATTGTAATTTATTGAATTTTATAAAAATAATAAAGGATTGTTATTATGAGTATTCAAGCAATTAATCCATTCATTATCCCTTTGGAAATATGGAGCTACAAAAAAGCTACAAAAGAAGAAATGCTGGAGTGTTTAAGAGCTGAAGGGAGGCCATGTCTTAATGTCCGAAACCAACTGATTAGAACCGTCAAGACGGCCGTAGATGCCGCAGCCTTTGTGGCATCTACGGGAGCGAGTGTTGAGATGAAAAATCACGTTGAAAAGGCTTTGGCTGAACGACCTGGGCACTACGACTGGCGGTTGATGATGCCTTCCAAAACACCTAAAGCGCTGAGCGACTACCAGAACAAGTACCCTCCATCAAATATGGGGCCTGTATCTGCAGAGATTGATAAAGTTGGATTTTTGGTCCCCAATGATCAGATTTTGTTTCATGGAGGTACCTGGCCACTTGGACAAACGTCAATTACGATGAACAGACCATTTTCGACTTCATTTTGCCCTGAGGTCGCTCTAAGAAACGCGGAGTATAAAGCTAAATCTTACGATGCAGGCAGAATTGACTTAATGGTGGTTCGAGTCGTGAATCCAAAAACAAAGGCTTTTGTTTTCAAGATAAATGGCACAAGAAAGGGGCATGAAAAGGAAGTACTTTTTGCCGAAGGAGCTACGGCCACGTTAGTGAGTAATACCTTGGTTCGTGATAATTATCCAGTTGGTAAGTATGGTTTTGACAATAAAAATGTGCCGATTTATGTAGTAGAGATTTCAATAACTTGATACCAAATCAATTGATTATGCGGTTGTGGTTATAGCAACTTCATTTCTTAGAAGGGAAGCTCGTGCTGGTGGACGAAATCACCGTCCGCCTCATGTATTGTCTGCATTTGGTATTGATGTGCAAGAAAGGATAGGCCATCCATGACTTTTACAGGAACCTCTAGTTCCAACCAGAAAAGGTCTGGCCAAGTGCGACCCATCCAAAAAAGACCGTCATGTCTCTGAAAGAAGACCAGTCCACCGTCGTCGACGCGAGAAAGGTAGGAGCCGGCATAAACTATCTGAACAAATTCACCGCAGTGGCTGAAGAAGTTAATACCAGTTTTCTGGAATGGATTGTATGAGTCTTTCATGATGCGCCGCCAATTACTGTGTATATGTACAGTACATTTGGCGGCACATGATTCTGCAACTTCAGAGATATTCAGTTGGTAACAAGTTCTAACTCAGTCATGCCGCTGCTCGTAACGCACGTAGACGCCGATACTCAGCCACATCACCAACAGCATCCATTTCCGTGAACTCTTTTGCCACCTTCGTAATCAGTGAGTCACGCATGCCCAGAAGCTCGTTGAGTATATCTTCAGCCTTGCTTGACGCCTGTATGCGGACCACAAATTCGCGAACTTTCATATTGGCAACTCGACCTAAAATGGTCTTTGCGCACTTTCGTAACGCTCTAGCCGGTCGCTCTCCTTCGTATCGAGCACTGGCCATAGCAAGCTCAAGATCTGTGGAGACAGTTATGAACTCACGGTAGTAAGATCTTAGCGTTGCTATACGGGCTTTTTCGATCACTGTAGGGGTCAGTATACTCATGACATCACCGCCTCTGCCACGTCGGCCAATATCGCTTCCAATCGCTCTCCTTCCTCAGGTCGGAAGTAAAGAATGTTCGGGTTGAAACCGTAAAACACGGTTATATCTAGCTCACTAAGATACTCTTTACGCCCGGCAAGGTCGGAGGGTTTCGATTTGTTGTTGAACAAACTGGTAGCCATTGATCCACAGGTTAAAATATAGGTCGGCCGCACAAGCTTGATTTCTTCCCGGATGAGTTCGGTAAATTGTCCAATCTCCTCCTTTGTGTATTCCTTTTCTTTGTTTTTTACTTTCTTGCACACGCCAGTGACATAAAGATCCCCCATGCGCATATCGCCGGCCACAAGCAGCTTCGCCTTGAAGTCATCGTATCCATTTTCCATGAAATAA